CCTATCCCCTGTGTGCCTTGGCAGTCTCAGCCTCTCTATGGGCAGTCGGTGATAAACTGGCGCGGCCATTTGGGCCGGGAGACTTTAGGGAGAGCGGGAGCGGAATGCATGGTGCGAACCTGCGTTTGAATGAACGGATGTAGGTTCGCGCACGGGGGGGAAGTTGTAATTTCAGGGAGGTTTAAGGTTTTTAGCCCCGCGTGTGTGCGGGGCTGAAGCCTAAAGCAACTTCATTGAGTAAATAGCTGAAAGGTTACCTGGGTGGCTTACAAGTTCCAGGCTCAGTTCGTAGGTTCCGTTTCCGACCGTTTTAACACCTCGTTTAGGTGCTCCACCAGCCTTGATAATGGGCTGTTGGCGTGCCAATTCTTTGACCCAAAAATCGTTCAGATTTTCGAAGGCAGCGCCTCTGCCTAGCAGCCCCTGGAACAGAACATCTCTCAGGGCCTCTGCATTGTCATAATCTGAGTCAGTAGTCTTGGTGTCGAAAATTAAAACCACGGTTAGTTTAGTTAACGAATTTTTATCTTTACCAGTGATCTGGACAACTGATGATGCTGTACCAACCTGAACGGCGCCTACCCAATTCTTAAAGCCATCATCTGCCGGTTTGGTTTCTTCCATTTCATTGCGAACATTGGGAAGCTCTTCCAGCAACTGGTCGTATGAATTTTTGAATGCATGTTTTGGGGGCTCGGCAGCGTAGATTGATAAAGAAACAGCCAATCCAAGCAGAATACCGACCACCCCCTTCGAAACTTTCATAATCACTCTCCTATGCATATCCCTAATGAATCGTTCCATCATCAAAACCGAATAAGTCGGGCTCGCTCTTACGGTGGAGTGCCCGTTGACGGGCAATGATGTCATAAATCGTCTGGCTCGACAGATCGTACTTGCCGACCATATCCGCTGGTTTAACCCCCTTGTCCCGCCATTCCTGGAAGATGGCCGCGTCGCGCATTGCCCGCTTGAGGATTGTGCCCCGTGGCAAATACATCACTGTCCCACCTTGGTGTTCACAGATGGAATAGACCACGCGGCGGGCTAATTCAGGGGCATTATCCGGGTTGTTAAGGGCCTTGCGTAGCTCGGCTTCCGCAACCCTGACCATTTCGCCTAGGGTGCCTTCCCAACGAGCAAGGACAGTCGGCGATTCCATGTGAGCAAGAACCTTATCAGGGTCGAGCTTATCAATGTCGTCCGGGAAAAGATCTTCGCTCATCACTCGGGCCTCCCATGTCGGCGAGCATCGTAGGTCAATGCCGCAACCATTTTCTGAAGTTGCCCAGGGTCTAGCCACTCGACGCGCTCGACCTTGAACATGCGTAGAGCCATACCGTCGGCATACGCCCAGGAGCGTTTCGCTTCGGCGAGAAAAGCCTCGATCTTGCCCATCAGTTTTGCCCGGTCTGGCGCGCCTTCGGCGTTTTGCGGGCTTGCTTCTTGACGAGTTTAGGCTCCCAGCCCAAGCGGGCGAACTCGGCCAGTACAGCACCGGTCTGGCGTGGCGTCAGGTCTTTGGCCGAACGCACACCTGCCACGCGGTCCAACAAGGCACGGTAGGTTTCGTCATCCAGCCCAAGGTCCTTCTTGGCGATGTGGATCTTGCTCAATTGCAGGTTACGTGTAGTCACTATCTACCTCCTTTGATCAGTACCTGGAACGCTGCCGGATCGCTTCGGGACAGTTCAGCCACGCCATGAATCGTCATGGTGAGTGCGTGATCTGCTTCGTCGAATTTCCCGGCAGTGCGGATCTGCTCCAGCTCGTTTTTGGTGCCGCTGTAGATTTCCATCTTGAGCTTGCTGGCACCCATAGCCAGTCGTTTATCGCTGTCGCGCTTACGCTGGGCACGTTTACGCTCGCGAGCCAGTCGGGTTTTGCGCTGTTTGGGTGTTTCATCTGTCATGGGTGGCTGCTCATCAGTACCGGACAACCACGTCCGGCAGACCGCCCCAGCAAGCCGGGGCGGTTTCGCTTAATGCAGGGCGAGTTGTTCCTGGCCGTTGACGCCATGGTTCAGACGCACATCGCCAGCCGCGAGGACGCCGTGCATAGCGTCAGTCATGGCACGTACACCATTGCCCTTGCTGGCGTTGCGGTCGCGGCAATCAAGCTTTTCCGTCTCGGAATGGTGCTTGAGCATGTACGCCGCTGTTGCCGGTGATGGTTCATCGTTGCCAGCAAACGCCATGACTTGCTGGCGCACCGCCGACACCCAAGCACCACAGAACACGTCAGCGCGCTTGGTCTTGGTCGCAGGCTTGCAGCGCTTCAACTGAGTGCTGATGAAGTCGCGGCGGGACTGGCGGACCTGGCGCAGTAACAAGGCCATGGTGTAGCTGGCCAGCTCGGCCAGTTCGCCGATAAAGCGCCATTCGCCGATGCCCGCCATGAACAGAACTTTGCAGGCGTAGGCCTGTGTGACTGCGCCCACCAGGTTGGCTTCCCATTGCGGCGGGGTCATCTTCGAACCACTACGGGCGGCACACTCGTACACCTCAGAGAGCTGAATGTCCGACTCTTCCAAGCGGTACTTTTCCATCAAGGCGCGAGCCTGGCGCATTGCGGTGGCAGCTTCGTGGGGGTTGTCACTGGCGGCCAGGCGCAGCAGCTTTTTGATTTTATCCAGGGCTTTGGTGTGGTCCATATGTCAGTTCTCAAGAATTCGGGTGATGTTGGTATTGTTAGTCAGCAGGTGTTTTTTCAGGGAGTTGAAGCTTTTCCAGCACCAGTCGAAGGTGAAGAATTTGTGCGCCTCCATCTCAGTGGCTTTGCGTTTACCGTAGATTTTTCGATAGCACTCGATATCCCTTTTGGTATGAAGAGCCCGAGTGACCTTGCGGTAAAAACGGCGAGCTTCTTCGTGCTTCGGCTCGCCGGTTTTGTGGTCGCAATCCAACCAGGCGCCCTTCAAATAGCCATCCACGTAGACCACCGTGGACCAACTCTTTTTGGTGCTGTCAGTCTGCTGTGAGAGGTAGATCTCGAACCCATCACATTTGAGCTTCATGCCGCCCCACGGGCTTGCCATCTGCTCCTTCAATGCATCCCAATCGGCTTGTTCCATCTTTTCTTCGGCTGCTCATCAGTACCAGGCAACCACGCCTGGCAGACCGTCCCGGATGGCCGGGGCGGTTTCGCTTAGTGACGTGTTGTCGTGCCGGGTTGCCAGCGACACGCAGGAATGGAACCCAACATCTTTTCGCTGGCGACTAGGTCGAACAGCTTGTTGAACATGCGCACGGCTTCTGTCTGGTGGGGTGTTCCCAGGTTGGTAGTCGGTACACCGGTCATATCGACGGCGACTGAGGGTTTGCCGTTTTCTTCGCGGCGGTCTTCCAAGGTGATGGTTATCTTGGCCATGGGGCGTCCTACCGTTGAGTGTGGAAAGTGATGTGGTAATCGCGGGCAACCTGTCGCACGTACTTCTCCGTCATGTGGTGCTTACGAGCGATCCATTTGGGCGAGTTGCCCATGGCCGCATCGGCCATGATCAATGCCGCATGCTTGTCTGCGTCCGGGAAAGAACCTTCGATCACCGCTGGCACCAATGCCTCAGGTGCTGCCACGGGGAGCGCAGCCGCAAAAAGATGGGCATAAACCGGCGACCGTTCCGGGTTGATGGTGAACGTCGCCGGGGCGATGCTCATCTGGTGACCGACGTGCTGGACCTTGCCGCCGCGTGCCAGGAACTCCGCAGTCAGGCGGTCGAGGTTGGCGCGCTCGATGTCGTGTTGCGGCGAGTGGATTGGCAATGGGTCTTTGGCTAAATCGTGATAGCGCTGCATAGTCAGGCCCCCAATGCTCGAAAACCGGGCTGATTGCTCTTGGCAATCCACTGGATGAAACGCGCTACAGCGACGATGCCTTCTCGCTGGTTCGCGGCTTCCGGTACACCAGGAACAAACAGCGTTTCGTTGTCATATCGGGACAGACGAGCACTAACGCCGATGATGTCGCGGACGATTGTTTCCTCGCCTGTAGCGAGTGCGATGGCTCCCTCGGGGAGGGTTGCGCCAAAGTCGATATGGCCGGAAGCGAAGCAATAGGCGGTGATAGTTTTTTCATTTCACACTCCCGCGATATCAAGGCTGATGGGTTCGTACTGGTCCGTATCACCTACTCGCTGATACACACGGATGTAGGACTTGGAGCCGATTACCTGGCAGGCGTCGCCAATGGCTTGCATGGCGCGCTGCCAGCGCTCATCGGTGATTTCCATGCGGCGCAGTGCAAGAACACGAGCGGTGCGAATATCGCCTTTTTGGTCAGTCCGAAAGGCGTCATTTACTAGCGTGACCACTTCGGGGCGCGCGCCGGTGGTCCAGTCGCGCAGGCATTCGTCAATCAACGCCCGCGCAGCCTGGAGGCGTTCGTCGAAAGCGATGCTTTCCTGGACGGCGCGCATGATTTTGAAGCGCCCATCGAAGCTGATCAGGCTGACATTCCCCTTCTTGCCACCGATCTGGGCGCCGTACTGTTCGGCGCTGAGTTCTACAAATGCTTCGATATCACCGAAGGCCGAGGCCTTGAACTTCGCCAGTACGTCACTGGCGGCGCGGGCTTTTTCAACCAGGCCAAGTACCAGGGCATCCCGCTCCAGGTCGATAGGTTTGATCATGCTTTCCGGGATCAG